GTTTCGTAGATATTGTGCAAAGAATGGTGGAATAAATCCGTGCTTTACCTCAAACCCTTTGTCTTCGTACTGTTTCATAAACTTTTTTCTCTGTCTCTAACCATGTTACTAGCGAATATCTCATTCCAGAAGTGACTGGATGAACCTTATGAGCGAACTCTTTATAAGATGGAAACGCTATCATCATACCTGTTTTTGGTTTAATAGTCAAACCAAGTTGAGTAAATTCAAGTTCTCCACCAGTATAGTTATCATTCAAATAAAAGAGGATTGAAATATCTCTAGGAGCAATTCTAACCCATTTTCCACCTTCAAAGTTTTCACTATCATTGTGTTCAATATAATGACCACCGATAGGATAACCAAGAAACTGTGTTGGTTCAATATTTTTAACAGTTGAATGATAAATTGGTTCCATGTATGATTTATAACAGGACATCACAGCAGAATTTAGATTCTGTAAAACTGGATATGGTATTGGATACCAAAGTGTATGTCTTGTTTCTTTTTCTATTTTTTCTTCTCCAGAACCAACCGTTGCATTTGATGTTGGTTGATTGGTGAGTTGAAGAAGTTGATGTATGTGTTCTTGAGGAATAATATTCGGTTGAATAATAATAAGTTCAAAAGGATTCATAAAGTGTTAATAAGTAGGTTTAATTGCTGCTGAAGAGTAATATCCTACTGCTGGGTTTATCCATCCAGTACCAGAAATCTGTATTGGTGAAGAACGAGGAGCAGCACCGCTTTCATTTATTCCCAGAGAACCCAAATTACTAATTCCCCATCCCCATAATGTTCCATCTGTTTTTCTCATCAAAGTATGATATGCTGATGGTCCATGAAGAGTATCATTAGCCCACTGTGTGCCTGGAATTTGGATTGGTGATGATCTATGTATATTGTCATTTTGACCTAATGCCCCATATGAATTGCCTCCCCATGCCCACAATGTTCCATCAGTTTTAGTTGCATATCCATTATAATAAGTGGCGGAAATGGTTGACCATTGTGTGCCTGGAACTTGTGTTGGTGATGATCTGGGAGTAGTTCCATTAAGAGGGAACGGTCCACCATTATAACCCCAAACCCACAATGTTCCATCAGTTTTAATTGCATAGAGCCTACCATTACCACCACCATCAAATTTATTCCATTGTGTTCCTGGTACTTGTGTAGGAGAAGAACGTGGTATTACACTATTGTCTCCAATTTCTCCATTTGGATTATAACCCCATGCCCATAATGTTCCATCAGTTTTTGTTGCATAAGATGTATAATATGCTGCAGAAATAGCATTCCACTGTGTACCTGGAATTTGGACTGGTGATGAATATTGTGTTTCATTGTTTTGACCTAGTTGACCAGTTACTTGATTATATCCCCAAGACCACAAAGTTCCATCGGATTTTAAAGCTAAAGATGTAGCATATGCACACCTTACATCACTCCACTGTGTTCCTGGAAGTTGTACCGGTGATGATTGTGATGTGGTAGAATTAACAGTATTAAGACCCAATCTTGCTCTGTTATTATCTCCCCATACCCATAAAGTATTATCTGTTTTAAGTCCTAGTGACCAAAAAATTCCTGTTGATAGTTTGCTCCACTGTGTTCCTGGAACTTGCACTGGTGATGAATAATATGTTTTGTTATTTTGTCCTAGTACTCCAAAACCATTTCTTCCCCAAGTAAACAGTCCATTATTTCCAGGTGGCCACCTTTCGGCATTACGCTTCGCATAAACATCATCAAGTTCCCAAACACCACTCGTAGTTGAAGTAATCATACTATCAACCCTTGTTCATCCATTCCCAACGCTGTGATAAGTTTGGAATATAATACCCAACCTCAACATCATTTCCTTCTGGTCTTGCACCACCAGCAGGACCACCAGGACCATCAACAACTTCAGGATAAGTACCAATCACTTCTTTTCTTTCAACCAATTCTCTCCAACTACCAAGTGCATCAGTTGCATCAAAAGTTAGACCATTCAATCTATCAACAATCTTACCACGAAGTCCAGCAAGTTTTGCTTCAGTTAATCTGAATGCTTCATGATTATCAACAATTCTTTGAGCAATCACTGCAGCATCAACACCTCTTGCAGTTGCTTCTGCTACTACATCAGGTGCATCAGCAGTTGAATCTGCTAACAGTGCTTTTGCCTGCTCATACTTATAAACACCAGCAACTGCAGCAGAATCATGATACTTACCAAAGAGTCCTGCACGAATATCTTTCTCTTCTCTATATGCATCATCAATTCTTGATGTTTTGAAGTTAGCAAATTCAGCAGCAATCGCTTCATCAAAATCTGCTTGAGTTACCTCAAAAATATAGTTCTCTGGATTTGCTTCTGCAGTATTACCTACAGTTGCATACATCCAACCACCAAAATAAAACACTTCTCCCATTCCAGGAAGATTAGGTTTTGCAGGCCCCTCTATTGGTCTTTCAATTTCTACGGAGATACCAGTTTTTGCATCTACTGATAAGAACTTGAATATTTTCATCGGTATGTGAAACTTTAGAAGTATTTATAAGTTTATTAGTTATATGGATTTGATCGCTAGTCCATGATAGTTTCCACTATAAATCCTAATCCAGTTCGTTCCTGGAATTTGTGTTGGTGATGAATATTCAGTGACGTTGTTAACACCTAGATTTCCATTTCCTCCATATCCCCATGCCCATAGTGTACTATCTGTTTTAAATGCATAAATGTGATATTTACCAGAAGCAGTACTACTCCATTGTGTTCCTGGAATTTGAACTGGTGATGAATATGATGTTTGATTATTTTGACCTGAGACACCATATGCGCCATATCCCCATGACCACAAGGTTCCATCAGTTTTTCTTGCAACAGAACTATATATCATTGGCTGAATAGTGCTCCACAGTGTTCCTGGTATTTGAACTGGTGATGAACGTGGTATTACAGTGTTATCTCCGAGTTGACCTTCACCATTTCTTCCCCAAGACCATAAGGTTCCGTCAGTTTTTTTTGCTAAAGCATGAGCTTCTCTAATGTGACCAGATTCCCATTGTGTTCCTGGAATTTGTCTTGGCGACGAGTATGGGATTATATCATTTTGACCCAATCTACCATAATTATTGTAACCCCAAGACCATAAGGTTCCATCAGATTTTGTTGCACTTGTAGAAAATGCTTCACTAAAAACAGATACCCATTGCGTTCCTGGAATTTGTGTTGGTGACGAAACATAATTACCAATTCCTGCAGTATTGTTTCCAACTGCACCAAATCTATTATATCCCCAAGACCATAAGGTTCCATCGGTCTTAATAGCTGTCGTATGATTACCTTGAGATACTGAACTCCATTGTGTTCCTGGAACTTGTACTGGTGATGAATATTGTGTTGTATTATTTTGTCCTAATTGACCACTACCATTACTACCCCACGACCATAATGTTCCATCGCTCTTTATAAAAGCACTATTGTTTTGTGATCCATCTCCACTTATCCATTGTGTTCCAGGAATTTGTATCGGTGATGAACGTGATGCTCTATCATTTAATCCTAAACTAGCATTGGAATTATAACCCCATACATATAATTCTCCAGGATCAACAGAGGAATCATAATTCCATGCACCTTCAAGATTTTGGTCTCTGACTTGTTGTAAGTCCCATACACCCTTTTTAACAGTAGCCATGATATCCTCCTATCAAGCGGTTTTTGCAGAAAGAATTGCTTCTAATCTATTTGCTTGGTTTGCTTGTACTCTGACTTTATAACCACTTGGTAAGAACTTTGGTTGTTCTAAAATTTCAACTGTTGCATCAGCAGGAATGACCATATCATAAGTAAAGTATCCTTGGATATTATTGCTTCCATCAGTCCATACAACCGTTGCTTTTACATCACTTGCACCATCATCATTAGAAAGAAGAATACCCTGAAGAACTGAATCTGCGGTTGCAGTCCATAAGTCAGTATAAGTTGCTGCAGCAGTAATATCAGTACCTACGCCAATATATGCAGTGCTTCCTGCTTGTGGTTCAATTGAGATTGTTGCATGTAAATCTCCAACAGCACTTGCTTGAAGTTGAATTGTCTCACCAGTATTCAATACTTTTGGTTGCTTCAATAGTTCTACTGATGAACCAGCAGGAACTGGTACAGTGTATGCAATTGAATATGCACCAGCATATAACTGACCACTGATGTCTGCACTGTTTGTACCATCAATGTTGGTAATATGAATAGAATGAATAACTGCAGTATCCGTTGCAGTGTATGCAGTAGCCATTGAATCAGTTACTGTGTATCCAACAGCACTTGTGATGCCAGTATTGAATAATCCAGAACCTCCACCACCGCCAGCACCACCAGAAATACTAATATCTACGATTCCACCACTAATAGCAAAAGTATTACCTGTACCAACAAAGTTAAGTGTGGTAACACCAGAACCTATAACTGCTCCACCTGACTGAATACCAACCCCAAGTCCAGAGTTGATATTAATTAGATTTCTACTGTCGTCAATTACAGTAGTTCCTGAAATCTTAATCGCCATCTTCGTTTTATACTCGGCTTTTAGTTATTTAGAAAAAAGTATCGTGCGTGAAAATTTACCGGGGTTTTTTCCCCCCAAAAATGGAATTAAAAGTCAATTTTGGTTTGACTTCAACTCTTCAACCTCTGCTTTGAGTTCTTTGATTGCTTCAATCAATACGCCAATGATACCATTATAGTTCACGGTTTTTGGATCATTACCATGAACGAGTTCTGGTAATACTTGCTCCAGTTCTTGTGCAATCACACCATAAGAAGGACTACCCGATTCCTTCCAATCAAATTTAACACCACGAAGTTGCTCAACTTTAAGTAGTGCATTATTAACTGTAACAATATTCTCTTTATAGTTAATATCAGATAATGAATCAAAGTCAGTTGCAGTTGTGATACCAGTTACAATAATACCAGATGTGTTTACATTTAGAACTGTAGAACCAACTGATACAACATTAAAGTTTCCTGCAGTTGGTGAGAAGAAACCAGTTTGTATATCACCATTAAAGTAAACACTTGGAGTGCTTGCAGTTCCAACGGTAACTCCAAGACCAGCAAGCATTGAATCACCAAGCTTAGTCAGATAATTACCACCAACATTAAATGGTGCAGCATCAATCCATACAGCAGTAGAACCAATACCAAGAGTAACTTCATCATAGTAGATGAAAGTTCTTGCAAGGTCATTATTATACCAAAGGTCACCTGATGTTGGGGATAATGGTGCAACTGTACTTACGCTAACTGTTGCTCCTCCACCACCGCCTTGGAAGAATACAGTAGCAATTCCAGAGTTTGCATCATAGAAAGTGGTAGAAACACCACTACCATAAAGGTGTAGATATGTAACACCAAATCCAACAAGTCCGCCAGCAGTGTTAATTCCAATACCAGTATATGGACTACCTTTTAGATTTAAATATTGACCATCCCCATAATATGTTGCGACACCTGATGTGGATGTAACAATACCATTAACATTAAGATTAACAGTATTGATTGTATCATCAGTAATTCTTATATTAGAACCAACTGCAAGACGAACGCCATCTGCTACCGTTGTGGTTCCAATAGCAACACCATAATTAAATCCAAACATATCAGTGGAGAACCCAAGAGTTCCACTTCGGAACCACATCATCTGTTTGTAAGTATCTGGAAGTGTGTTAATCCCAGAAACAGAGAATGGTACTAAAGGACTTCCTTCAGTTGATGCAATTGCAATACCAGCATGGTTTGCAGTATCATCATTTGGGGTTATTGTAGTAGTGTATCCAAGAACAATGTCCTTGTTTTCAATAAAAACATCAGTACCTCTTAATGAAACAGTAGTTCCACCGATATAAACATTACCTGTTACATCAAGGTCACCGCCAATGTTGACGGATTTTTCAACACCGAGACCACCATCAATTACAAGAGCACCATTATTATAAGTTGTAGAATCAGTAGTATTAGTGATGGTAGTAATACCACCAACGTTTAGAGTACCTGTAATATTAACATCATCATCAATATTAGTGTATCCAGTAATATCAACAGCGGCATTAATATCTAAGTTGCCGCCATAAGTAGAAACACCAGATACAACAAGGAATTGTGTCTCTGTTCCTTGTGATACTGTTAAATTATTGATTGTTGCTTGATCAAAAGTAATATCATCAACTGCTAAATCACCAGTAATTCTTACATCACCCTGAACATAGAGTGCTGTTTGTCCTGTAGAAACTGGTGAACGAACATCAAGAACATATGCTGGTATTGCAGTTCCAATACCAACAGAATTTACTGCTGCTGTGAAAAGAGTTCCACCAAGTCCTACATTGAACTCCTGAAGAACTGTAGAGATACCTGATACGATGATGCTATTAGTATCTACTGTTGTAGCACCAATTCCACCAGCAACATCTAATTCAAATCTTGGTGCAGTAGAACCAATACCAACTTTATTTGCTACAGCATCTGCAAGAATGAGGTTTGAATTTACCTCTAATCCATTGCGGACAACAAAGTTCTTATTTACAGCCACGGTTCACTCTCCCCGTTGGTATTTTTTATTATTTATATTGACCTAATAATTATTACATTAGGATTATATTGACTTCCACCTAAACTAGTTTCAACAACAGTTACAGATCCATCAGTGTATCCACCACCACCTCCACCGCCGCCACCAGAAGTTCCACCATTACCACCAGTTGCTCCACTTCCACCATTTCCGCCACCAATACCAAGACCATCAGTATTACGAATACCATAACCTTGCTTAAATCCTCTACTGATTAATCCAGTATTTGAAATTGGTGTAGATTGACCCCATAAAAATCTAGTTGTTCCCAAATCAGTGCAAGGAGAAATAGTTTGATTTCCTCTTGGACATGAAAGTGCTTGTCCACCTAAAGGTGCTGGTGCTAAACTATCAGCACTATTGGTTGGCATAAAACCAGATGCAGAACCAAATACACCTCTATTAGAAGGAAGAGTTCCTGGGGAATATGCAATACCACCATTTCCACCACCACGTCCTTGTCCATTTTCTCCAGCCATACTCAATCCACCACCATCACCACCTCTACCACCGGAACCAGCATTACCACCTCTACCAACACATGCAATCAAACTAGATTTTCTATACAAGAAAACTGCATTTACATTTAATCCAGCAAATACATACTCTTCATTTTGTTTCATTGTAAATCTAATTTTTGCATATCCACCCCTACCACCACGATAAGAACCATAATCAGAACCAGAAGAAGCATGAAGTTCCATCTCAATATTAATGTCTTTTTCTGGCGCATAAAAAGAAAGAAGGGGACTAGAAGTAATAGTAATTGGGTTATCAAAAATATTTGCTTGCGATAAAGAAGCACTTGATGAATTTGTAATAACTTCAAAATTAATAATTTGTCTAGGTTCAACAACGGTAAAGGTAGCAACACTTGAGTACTTTGGACTATCACAAGAAGTTGGATGTGATACAACTGCTTGAATAGTATTAACACCAACAGTATTTGAAGTAATCGTTAAAGATGGTGTAGTAGAACCACTTACCAAAGAACTGTTAGATAAATTACTACCATTTAATAACCATTGATAAGATAAAGCACTTGAGTCACTTGATGTTGCAGTGATATTAAATGTAGCAGGTTTTGTTGCAGCAACAGATGCATCATCTGGTTGATCAGTAATTGTAATCGTTGGATATACAGTAAGCGTAGCAACACTGGAGTCATATGGTTCGTTATTTCCATTTCCAGTTGATCTTGCAGTTCCAGCAACGACAGCAGAACCAACAGGTTGTGAGTATGCAGATGGAATATAATCTGGTCTCATGAAGAAACCGAGACCATTTGCGGTTGGACTGATTGCACCAGAAATTGTAAGCGTCGTGGTAGCAGAACCAACAACGGTAATTCCAAGTGCTACAATAGAACCATCAGTAAGTGGTCCATAACCATTAACATACCATCTTTGTGTTAATATTCCAGTATTTGTTGGACTGTTTGCAGGTGTTTGAGTTGGAAAAGTTGCTGTTGCAAGACCAACAAAAGTTGCAACACCTGCATTACAAATGGAAACTGATGTTGGTTGTTGAACAATTGATAAAACTGGACCATTAAGGTCCAGTGTTGTTTGTCTGTTGCTAAAGTTAAGCATTAGTTATCTCCTCAGTTAAGGAAATTTTGTCCGCCAACAACACCATAGAAAGTACCACCACCATCAAATGTCTTGAAGGAATAGATATCAGATCTATTTGCGGTTGGAGTTACGATTGGAAGAACTCCACCACCTGGCCAATAAACAGGAATATCAACACCACCAGAAGTTTTAAATGTATCAATTCCAACTGCACGATTACCAGTAGAATCTTGAGTAATCTTTAATGTAAATGAACTTGACTCTGATGGAATGTTTGTGATTGTGAATTGGTTAACATTTTCAGTTACAGTTAGAGTAAAGTTCTGTGCTTCAGACAGATCAATCGTTACAACATTTGAAGAACTTGTAACTGCATGAACATGCTCATAGTAGGTCTTTAATCTAACTCTACCTTCAATATCAAGTTTTGATCTAACAACTGTAGTTCCGATACCAACATTTGCTGTTGATACATCTACATTAAGTACAGTTCCTGCGACACCTACATGAATAATTCCAGAAGTTGTAACACCTGCATTAATGTAACCTTGTGTTGGTCCATTTAGGTTAAACTTAGTTGCACTTAATGTACCGCCAACCGATACCTCAGATTCAAAAGTTGCAGTAGAAATAAAACGTGAGCCATTCTTCACATAAAGAGATGTTGCAGCAGTACCAGCAACTTGAAGTTGTGCAGTAACTCCAATGCTAGTTCCAACACCAACAAAGTGATTTATATTATCTCTATCGTAAATAAATGTATCAGTTCCATCTGCTTCCCAAATACTATCAAGGTTAGTTAATCCAGAACCGTCACCTGAGAATGAACCATAAACAGAACCATTGATATACATCTTATAACCTTGAGTTGATGTTGTTCCAACACCAACTTGTCCAGAACCATTTACAAAGAACTCAGAAGAACCAGAACCAACCTTCAGAGTTAAATCTCCAACAGCAGTGGTTCCAATACCAACCTGATCAAAGAGTGCAATGTTGCTGTTTTGCGACAAACTAACATTACCGAAACGATACCAATCGTTTTGATTAGTATAAACCCATCCAAGATATCCACCTTTGTCTGGAGTTGCATTATAAACAATGTCTCCAGAGTTACCTGCAAGAGAAGGAGTTGCAATACCAACAGTGTATTTTCTAGAAACTGTTGCATCACCTTGCAGGAAGATGGATGCTGCTTCCATACCTTTATCGGAGGTAGAAGTCAGTTTGTTATTCAGAATAACAGGACCATCAAACTCAGAAATGATATTATTATCAGGACCACCTTCAACTCTCAGCGAACGACTGATAGAAACTTCAAGCGGTGAAAGAACATCAAATCCAATACTTACACCTGTTGGTGCAATGTCTTCACCAGTAACTGTAGGAATTGGTGCATCAAATACTTCTTCCTGACCAGTTGCAGAACTGACTTTCTTATTACCGATATAGAAGTCACCATCGCTGTTCATACCAGTATAGACAACGATACCACCATCATACTTGATAGATTGGGCAAGGAATTCTTCTACTGAAGAAAGTTGTCTATCTTGTCTCTCAGGAAGTGCAGTTGAATAGTTACCAGGACCGTAACCAAGATATTCAAAAGTATGACCTGATGCACGAAGAATAGAGTTTCTTCTAAATTCAACAGGATTTACACGAATTCTTCTAACAACGCTATTGATGACGTGTGTAGTTGCTCTTGTTCCAAGAACACCTCTGAATACTGAGATTGGATTTGCAGTTACAGTTGTCTTGACTCTTACGATCTCATCATCAATTAGTAAATAATCACCAATATTGATATCTAATGTAGAAACGTTTTGAATTTCAATGTCAGATGTAGTAGCACTTGAGATGACTGCAGATAGAGTTGTGGTAATACCTGCATATTCTACAACTTGACGACCACCAATATTTTCATTTTCAATTGTTACGTTACCTTCATTTGAAGTAATACCATTCCTATAGACATAGATGGTTCCAGATGTTGAAGGAACATTGGTTCCGACACCAACATTCATTACAAAGTTATTCAGGTCAGTGTTTCTAGTAACAATAAAGTCACGATTATAGAAATTACTATTTGCACCTGCAATGCGAACCTTGTTATCAACACGAAGTCCATGTCTCTGTGATGTTGTAACTGTTGCAAGACCAGAAACATTATCATAAACAAGAGAAGTCACATTGAGTGCTTCACCAGTAAGATATCCAAAAGCATCGGATGTAAAGTTAGCGCCAACTCCAGTAGTGTTAGCATTACCAACTGTTGATGCAGAAGCAACAATGATTTCTTTAGTTGCTCCAACAGGAACAGAAGTAATTCTATAGAGTTGATTATAATGCGATAGAGATTCTGATGATACACCAGTAATTCTGACTACATCACCAGTATTATCATAGACATCAGTAACAGTAACATAACCTTGTACAAATCCTGCAGTAGTAGCAACACCAACAACAGCAAGAGTATTACCAATACCATATGCAGAACCACCGTCCATAATCTTAACGGCAGTGATTCCACCAATTCCATCAACAGTAATTCTTGCAGTTGCATAGTTACCTGTTGTAGAACCAGCAAATCCTACAAGACGTGCATTGTAAAGTGATACTGCAGAACCGCTACCATAACCAGTACCACTATTAGCAATACTTACTCTTGTAATTCTGTTTAGTCCATGATCAATATTTGTATAGACGGTATGTGCAGTTCCTGCTACATTTGAAACAAGATTAGTAATTCCAAAACCAACATTAATATCATCTAGATTTTTGTTAATTGTTTCTTTTGTAACACTATGCTTTGGATCATCAATTACAACCTGACCAACTGGAGTTGCGACTGCATAAGATACCGATTCTTGTGGATCAGATGCAGGATTGTCGCGGTTGGTTTGTGGATATAGATTCTGAACAGGTTGTGAGAAGTTTTGTCCAGAGAATGGCGTTACGGATGGTTTGTTGGATGCATTCAGAACAACTAAGTGATAAACACCATCTTGTTCACCAGGAACATATTTTTGAACTTCCTGAGAACGATAGATGTAGTAGGTATCATTAAATCTCTTACGCTTAAATCTTGGAAGAGATGTTGTTCTATTTGAAAGATCGTTTGTAAATGTTCCAGGATTCTCTCCAAGAGCAACCTGGAATGACTTAGCACTACTAACACCAACAACACTAAATGTATTATTAAATCCAGTGCTTGTAATACCAGTGGTGTTATTTGTACTGGTTACATTTAGAACTTCAACAACAGATCCTACAGATAGATTATGTGGAAGTTCTGTTTGATAGTATGCAAAAGAACCATCCCATGTTGCATTTGAAACGAACTTAAAGTTTCTTTGCTCACTTACATTTGATAGAGAAACTGTAGTTGGACTGAAGTAAGTTTGAACCTCAGCATTTGTTTCTCCTGAAGTATCACCAGATTCCTGAATAACAAATCCATCAATTGGAGGTCTTGCAGATGTAATACCAGAACCAGAAGGAATTACATATCTAACTTTGTAAATTGTGTCTGCAAGGTTTCTTGTATCTGGTTGTCTTGTGATATAAGTTCTTGGAGTTGCAGCGCCAAGAGTTGTTGTACCAAGAGATACAATAGTTGAATAAAGATTATTGTCTGTTGCTGCAGTGGAAACATTGATATACCACTGACCTTGTGCAGAATCATATTGAATTGGATGTCCAATGTCTCCAGAATTCTTATCAGAAACTCTTGAAACTACATTGATTGTTCCGCCCTTATCATTAATTGTAAGTTCTTGGCCATTCAGTGCATCATTAAGTGTCTTTGCAACTTTAATTTGGTTTGTACCAATACCAGAAGTAATGGAGTAATAAATTCTATTATTCTCAAGACCGTCTGGAAGTTGTCCAGTATCACTTAAGAAACGAACTGACTCTCCTTCAATAAAACTATGTGCTCTGGTAAGAGTAATGACGTTAGAAGAAATACTATTGATACCAGCAGATCTTCCTACTACAAATTTCTTCTCTGAAGTTACTTCATCAGATGTAAATTGTGTGTTTGGAATAATGATTCTTGCCGAATACTCAACAGGTGCTCCGCCCTGAGAAATTAGACACTGAATAGAATCACCTTCTTTTGCACCAATACGATATCCTTCAATAACATTATCAGGTGTAACGTCTTGGTTAGTTCTATTATATAAGTATAGACGATTGGTTGATGCAACTCCAACTGTTGCTGCAACATCAATAGCATCAAATTCAATGTTTGTAGTTGAAGTAGTGAGTTCTTTTGGTGGAATGATATGAGTGATGTAACCAACATCATCTCTAGGAAATGCATCCTTTCTAAAACCAGATGCAATCAGAGATTTTGAACCAAAGTTAGAGTTAGAGTTGGTGATTGATTGGTCTCCACCAGTTTCTCCAACAAAGTGTTGTGCAAATCCAATCGCAAATACAGAAACAATCTGTAGGAATGAATTATTAGAACACTTGATATGATAGTTTTCGTATGTTGGTTTATAAACTGCTAGTGAGTCAGTATGAATATTTTCATTTCCTGCAAATGTAGCATCTTTGTACGTTCCACTATTTGGATCATACTTTACAAATGCATTATTATCTTTTTGCAGACCAATTCCAGTGAATTGGGCAATAACCATTGACTTGAATCCATCTGCTTTGTTTCCATCAGCATGAAGACCACACATACCATAAACAGATCTCAATGAAATGTTAAAGATGTATGGAGAAGCAGAAGAAACTGTATCAACAGAAAGATTTACCGTTGCTCCAGTTGGTGTTGGAAGAGGATTGCTTGGTGCAGAAGATACTTGATACTTAAATTCATTTGCATTAACAACATCAGTTACAACATACTGTCCATCATATCCAGTTGCAGTAATTCCATTAATTTGAATCGCAGTATCAACAGAAAGTTGCTCAAATACATCAGTAGTTGTAACAGTAATCACTGTAGATGATGTTACACCATCACCTGCTTTGATGCTGCTAATACCAACTTCTCCACCCGTTGGACCAACAATACGGAATTCATCAATCTTTGGTTGAATATCAAGTGAAGATGAAGGATAATCTGGTTCAATCTCACGACCAGAAGAAGGACCATATGCAAGTCCTACTTTCTCATAATACATATCCAGATCAGTTCTGGTTGTACTATAAGTTAGGAAAGTATCATCAATGTCTACTGGATTTGCACCATCAGCATACTCAAAGCAAGTGAGTTTGTGGTGAGAGAAGTTAGGAACAAATGTGTTAGTTGTATAATCTTTATATACTACACTGCTTGGATCACCATCAAGAATTGAATACTGCCAGAAGTAACATGCACCAGTTACACGGAAAATAGCAGATCTTTCAATATTATCATTCTCAGGATTTGGAACATACTTTGGGCGAATCTTTGTTTTACGAAGATCTAGACCAACCAAAGAAGTTCCTCTAGGAATAATTACGCCACCATGAACACTATTGAGTTTATAGAGTGCATTACCATCAGTCGTCAGATCAAAGTTAGTAGATAAGTCAAACTGAGAAAAGTCACTTGAGGTTGTACCATTTCTCAGTTTAAAACTATTAGCACCATCAGGAATCCATCCAGGTCTGTTATCAATTAAGTGATCGCCTGGATATACAAGAATTGTTGTTTGACCAAATCTATCATTATCAAGACCTCTTTGATACGAAAATCTTGATGCTTCAACTAAAGCACGCTGAATAGTTTTGAATGGTCGTGTAAGTGAATTACCTTGGTTTTCAATGCTATCCGTAGCGTCTAAATCATTGGGATTAACATATAAGATATTTCCACGCGCATTCTTAAGGAAATTATCTAAACGACTGAGAGGCATCTTATTTGCACGATAAGTTCTGTTATAGATTATTTATCACAAGAAAAAAGCACCCAGTTACCTGGATGCTTGTCTGCACATTAAGTGCGCTCTTCCTTCACACCTTTATATTATACCATATTTTTCTTCTTTCCACAAGACCTTAAGGTTTTTATCAAATACCATCAAGTATCTATGCTTTCTTGTTCTATTTCTCCATTCACCCTCAGCACCATTTATTTTTCCACGAGAGTGTTTAGTTCCGTCTGAATAATAGAAATCTTTTTTTCGATCCGTGAGACCGTAGTACTTAAAGTTGCAAGCGCGATAAATTGTACCAGAATGGTGATCTGAATCAGCATAAGAAAGGATTGCTTTAACTTCAGTATCTCTCCGAAATTGTCTAATCGCTTTTGACACAAACCAAGAAGTGATGTTATATTCATCAGATTGCGTATCAGGTCTGATGCATAATCGGGAGAGTTCAAAGAGTCCTTGTTGTTCGTGTCTTTCAAGTTCAAATGCTCCTTTTGCTATTTCTGGAACAGGGAGTCCAGTAAAAATACAAACTCCCAATAAACCACCAATCTTTAATGGTGAAAAATCATTTTTTTTAAATAATCCGTAGTTATATCCACTTTTAAAAGTTTTTGATATATCTTTAAGATAATGATATTTCAGTAAAAGTTCCTCTGCTTCCTTTTTACTGATTTTTTCAATATAATAGTCAGATTTCACTGATTACTCGCTTTGCTTACATTCTAACATATATTCTACTGTATTTGCTACATCATTCATAGCATCACGGAGAAATGGTCGTTGTCCAGATTCCTGACGAATAATCGGTCTGGAACCATCCGTTAAAGTCCAACGCCATTGTTTCATATCATCACAATACCAGAGATTAATCTTCATGTTTGAAATGCTCCAATTCAACCCAGTTGAGAAGGGTTTGGAAGGAAGTTATTGCTGCTTGGTTGCAGTTGTCATCTTTTAGTTTTTGCACATAATACTCAAGGGCTTCAATCGCCATCAAACGATCTTGTTGTGAAATAAGTGACATTGGAGTTTTATAGAACTCAAGAGCCCCTAGACAGAATTGAACTGTCGTCTCCGCTTTACAAGAGCGGTGCATCACCACAATGCTTTAGAGGCAAATTAATCAACAGGTAACATTTCTGGATTTTCCAGTTCAAGTTCAAACATTAGAGGATGGCATTGTTCATCAATCAAATAGAATGATGTTTTGTATAAATCCTCTGGTTCGTAGCGTCTTTCGTTATCTGCTATTTCAACTAATTCCAAATCATACAGTGCATCATCTGGAAGTTCATCAAAAGTAAAAGGAACTTGATTTATAAAGTACATCAGAACTATTTGCGTTCCTTCATTGTACCAAACATATCTGGTATCAATTCGGTACTTCATAAAGGTTCCGTACTTTTGTTTATTTAGAAGTTAATAAAAACTTCTAATAGGCGTGGTCGGATTCGAACCGACCCTGGAGGAGTTTTAAGCTCCCTGTCTCTGCCGCTGGACTACACGCCCAAAAAACTTACGCTTGGTAAGTGCTAGGATTATACTTGAGATACTCCCAGAATGTCAATTTCATTTCTTTTTGTGACATTCCACAGTTCTTTGCTGCTTGAGGAAGATTCCATTTTGCGCGAAACAAGTTCTCATTTGCTTCCTTTACATTCTCTGGTGTGGTTTTCACTGGTTCTTCTTTCAGTGCTTTGTAGTTAATGCGATAAGGATTCATAGAGGGTTTGCATAAGAAAGCACGTCTTCATCACAAGTAGCACGAACAAAGTCCAACACACTCATAAACTGCTCAACGGTTTCGCAGGTCACAGTTTTCTCATCACCTTCACTAGAATAAAGATACACGGTTCGCTTAATTGGATCTACCACGCAACGTGTCAGGTACTCGTCTTGCATTCAGTCGTCCTTTGATTACCTTAGTAGTATAGCACCTCTCAGTCCTCTGTGCCAACTCTTTGTTCCGCTTTGAGACGTGGCACATCCTTGCGCTCACCAATAATCAAATAGTAACAATCAATTGGCATTCCTCCTTGTGGTTGAAGAAATACTTTATTCTCACCAATACGTTTTACAATTACATTCTGATGAGCACCAATTGGAGTTAAATGAACTGAGATTGTTGTTTGTTCTACTAATGCTTCCCAGTAACTTGGAAGATTGATTTCATTTTTACTTGTAACTCTACCTCTAAAGAATACAGCATTTTCGGGTCCAAGTAAACCTTCAAGATTTAAGTTATAATCTTTAACTGAAGGATGACTAATTGTAATCATGGTAATAAGGATGTGATAGTTGTAACGCCAAGATACTCAATCGCAGTATCATACTTATCTATATCATCAGCAAGACCACCAATTGCTTGACGATTACCCCAGATTTCTAATTGTATATCAGTTCTTAAGTCACGCATTGCATTAACTGCTGATATCTTATAGTTAAAATCACCAAGATCAGATTGGATATTTGCTTCTGCAGTATTTGCATCTGAAATAGCGTTTGTCAAATTAGTTTCTTGGGTTGAGCAAGCAGATGGGTTTTCATAAAGAGTAACTAATGCAACCTGTGCTGCAGTTAATGCAACTGTAGTTCCTTCAGGTGCTCTTCCACTACCAAATGGAACTGCAGGATAACTTGAGAATCCAACAGTATAATAGATTTTACCAGCACCAACTTCTGGTTCTGTTACAGCAGGGAAGTCATCACTAATTTCTGGACTTTCAAACTCTGGTCTCCAAGTTTGTAAGTTAGAACTGTATCCAGAGTTATCATAGAAAACTGATTTACCAATTCCATACTGAGAACTATTCATAATTCCCAATGACTGTGGACTGAATGGATTGGAAGTAAATGGTATTCTAAAGTAACTAATAGCAGTTGTTCCAATACCAGCTGGACTTTGGAACACGGTAAATGTTACATAAGAACCATCTTGCTCTGGAGCTGATGCACCTACTGATACAACAGAATCTAATGTAAGTGTGCTTACCAATTGTGTTGTTGTTCCAATACCAATAGTATTTCCAACACCCGATAGAACATTTAAATCTGCAAGTGCGGTTCCAATTGCAACAATTTCTCCCGAAGATGTTGGGAAGATGCCCGTTTTATTTGCAGTAATTAATTGACCTGTAGTAATTCCTAAAGTTGTCCCAGACCCAATTGGAGACATCACTGTAAGAACATTGGAACCAATACTGATTGTTCCAATAAAACTTGTTACGAAGGTATCGCCAATATCTCTTTGCGATGGTTCATCATAATACTTGAGACCATAAAGATTTTTCTCTTCAAATCCAAAAATACTTCTAGGAGGATAATTAATGGTTTGTCCATCTTCTGTAAAATAAGTAGCGCCACCTGTTGTACCATAACCAACTGTTCCTGGTCCACTTGCAGTTGTTCCAAGTCCAACACCTTGATAACCAGAAAGTGATAACCTTGTCACCTCTAAATTATAAAGGTTTGTAACCGGTCCAGTTCCATCTGGATTTTCAGTATACGTGCTGATACTCACCAATCTCCAGAACATATCTGTTCTGCAACCAACATCTACCCGTGCTTGGTATGCATCTTTTACATCTTGAAGTTTATCATTAACATTATTAACTTCTACAAATAAATCTGCATCAATACTTACGATTGCAGCATCATACTTTTCTTTATTAACATCCTTAACAAGAATGTTCTTTTGAAGAAACTCAACACCTTCATATGCCTGTTGTTTCTTTTGACTTAATTCTGAAATAATATCTGATGCAATTCCCATTTTTATCTCTCTCTCATTTCGGTGCCTTCATATTCAACGACCAAATCTTCAACATCGCATCGTTTTGCATAAACTGTATAGCTGCAATTGATAGGTCCGCTTGAATTATTTACAACAAAAATCTTAGTTCCCCACTCAATTGTTTTCACAAATAGTTCTTGATAGGATTCATGTGGTGTTAGATTTACTGTGATAGTTTCTGGATCTACAAGACCACGCCAATATTCGGGTAATTCTATCACATTATTATTAATTAATCTACCTCTGTAATAAACTCCAATTTCTGGACCCTCTAAACAAGTATGAACCAATCTATGATTTGGTTTTGTTGGATGTGGAATATCAAATTGTTTGAATGGTGCAGCAACTTTTGTAAATGCACCAAAATTTGCTGTTATGGATCCAGTAGTAATTGACTTAGTGACATTTAAAGACCCATTAATAACCCTTGCACCACTTTCTACAACATTACCAATCGTAGATTCTTTACCAACATCAGCAACAGCACCAGAACGAACTTCTAATCCAGTTTGCTGCTTTACACCAGTAAAAGATTTTGTTCCAGTCCAGTTAAGAGCACCAACACCATTAGTGAGTGGTGATATGATATTGATAATTGTAGCATTTACGCTAATACCAACAGGTCCAATTGGATCTCCAATAATAACATCAGTAACACCATTACTTCCACCTCTTCCCGAAATTGCAAAGATTGATTTGAGGGAATTTGCAAATGCTAACGTATTCGTTGCTGGTGGTCTACAAAAACCAACTTCCGTTTCTCCAGGTGCAAAAAGTGGTGCTCCAACATGAAGTCCTCCATCTGCCCAAACAGCACCAGGAATTGCTGCTGCACCTGCACCATGAGCAACATTAGGAGGTCCTGGTATTCCTCCAGGAAGATTAGAAACAACTTGTAATTGTTTTCCTACATGTAAATCTGTGACTTCCATATCATGTTATACTTTTAATCAACTTTTTAAGACCTTCTAATTGCTGCTTAATAGTATTTACACCACTTCCAAGAGGACTAGTTACTGGTGAAATGTCAGCACCTTCAACGACTTTCATTGATCCACAAGTAACTTTAAACCTTCCAGGAACATTTAAATTTAAATTTCTTTCAGTACCCAAACTTAAAGCATCTGCAGATTGCAACTGAACAGTTCCAGATTCAACATTCACTTTTGCATTGGATAAAATATTAACCCACCCAGTATCTGTCCCATTACCTGAAGCAATAATATCAATGTCTTGAGCAAACATTCGGATTCTTCCTTTTGGTGCTCCAATAATCATGTCACCATTTTCTGCATATGCAACAAATGAGACACCATTAACTGGTTGTTCACCACATAAAATTTGATAACATGCAGGAGCACTATTGATAGTAGATCCTGCAAGTTTGCCAGTCATCTGAAGACCCATATAATGAGATCTTCTAAAAGAACTTGGAAATATATTGCGAACAATAGCTGCCATTTTGACATTGTTCTTCATCACATCACCAAGTCGAACCTCACCTTCAGTGGTAGAGAATCCATTAAAAGAATAAATCTTTTCTTCTGCCATCAGTTTTTACCTACACAATCAATAACCTGAACAATACCAGTTCCTGTCGGAACTTCAAATGCATTGTCTTCATTAACTCTCTTAAATGAGAGAACAGGTAATAAAGTAGCATTATAACCCGTATTGGTATTTAGAGTTAGTACTGGCATATCGGTAAATCCAATTCCAGGATTATTGATTTTAATTCCGGTTATTGATCCATCAGTAATAATAGGAGTTATGTCTGCACCATTATCAGGTGTTACTGTAATTGTGTCCCCTGGAACAAATCCAAATCCAGGATCTCGAATAACAACATCACCAATAGAAATAACAACAGGATAAACTGAAGATGGTGATGTTGGTCTTACTGTGTCTGGACATGGTGGTGTTGTTATAGAAGTATTTTCTTCCGAAATATACTCAGGAATACCAGCAAGTCTTACAGTATCCCCAATCTCAATATTAAGAACTGTACCTGGTTCAAAAGGACCTTGCCATTTTTTAGTAGATCCTTTCTGAATCAAACTTTGACAACGACCAGCAATAGTTCTACCCATACCACCAACACTTCCATCTGGAGCAGGAAGGTAACCATAACCTGGATTGTTTATGATCACACTAAGAACTCCAGTTTCCGTTGAAGTGTTACCTGTTTCTGGATCAGTATATTCATACTCACCAATAACTGCAGTTCCATATGCACCAGTTCCTGATCCACAAGAGTCATTAAATGCTACATTTGGTGGATTAGAATATCCTTTTCCGGGTGTAATAATATTAACCCCAAGTATTTCTCCAGCAGTGCTGACAACAGCATTGGCAACTGTTCCACCTCCAGAACCAAGATTCCAGAAAGAAACTGTTGGTGGACCACATTGAAATAATCCCAAACAACTTGCTGCAGCATCAACAGCATTATTAATTGCTTGTTCAGCATTGATACCAGATAAACTATCAACAACATCACCAGGAACATCTCCAAGTGCAATAATATTATCAGCAAATGATTTTGCACTTTCAAATATTGCATTAAAATCAAGAGTTGCAAATTCAGAAGAATCAACTCCTCCTTCTAAGAAGTTCCATTCATTTGTAACAGGACAAATTTGTTTTATATCGCAAGATAAGAAATCAATGATACCTTCCAAGAAAGTAAGAATATCATTTGTAAGATTAATCGCAGATCCGATTAAACTAGAAAGAGGCCCTAAGATAGCATTTACTGCACTTAAAATAGAAGGCAATATTGCACCGATTAAAGATGATAAAAATGATTCAATCACACATAACCCGGTGTTTAGTACAGTATCAATAAATGAATTAAGAAAATCACCTACAAAATTTGCAAGATTACTTAAAATTTTTAAAAATAAACATGATGTTAAATCTAAAGCATTATCTTTAGCTTCTAATATAGAGTATCTTGCGCTTAAATAAACATTACCTATTGTATCATTAACTGCACCGTTAATTTTTCTCATCACCTTTTTTCTAATTTCTTGAATTAACCAAGAAATTGCATTAGAAATTACTTGAGATACCGAACTTACTTTTGATTGAACTTCATTTAAAAATTCTTGACTTGTTGTAAGAAAACTATCTTCACCAAGGACTCCTGTTCTTAAATCTGAAACAAACTTAATAAGTCCTTCAAGTTCTTTATTAATAGCAGCAGTATCGACAGGAATACAAGGACTGGGTATCGTTATACTTTCGTTATGGGTACTTTGTTTTTTATCTTCTTTACTTGGTACTGAATTTCTAAGAACTTCTGAACCTTTTGCAACACCTTTACCACCAGGATCTTGATGAGTTTGTGGTACTTTAAAACTTGCCGAACCAGGAACAAATCCACTTGCAGGTCCACATCCAGGAGTATTCTTTTTGGTGGGTAAATCAACTACACTATTAGGACGTGCTTCATCAATATAATAAAGATCTGTTAGTGGATCCTTATAAACCACAACATAAGTATTAACTGGATAAACTGGAACAGGACAAATTTCTGCTCTTAATCCAGATATAGAAGCTTGACCATAAACATCAATTAAATTATTAACAGACTCGCTTTCATTTGTTGCATGACAAATTCTAACCTTATACTTATTGAGAAGAACTCCAGATGCTTGTTCGTTATGTTCGGTAAATTTTCCTTGTTGACGTTGGGCAGTTTCAAAAGTTTCAGCATCAATTTGACCTATACCTATAATGGTTTTACCAAGTCTCTTTTCTAGTTCTTTTCTAAAATTTCTATTTTGAGATGACTCTGACATTAATCATTAGTCCTCATAAATTTTGCATTCTGATGCGTCAGGATGTGAATCGCAATACAGTTCTAATGGATTGGGGTCGCTATCTTCGTCAGGATGATTTGCCTGATACTTTTCTAATGCATCAAGTTCATCTTCAATATGACGACGACGTTGTGCATTGATACTAGGATTATCTAGTTCGTCCTTGTCATCATTAATGTGTTGCTGAATACTTCTTTCCATGTTAGGTTACCTTTACTCCGAAAGAATCTCTTACCAGTCGCAGTCCCGTGTAAGTTTGTGACTTATCACCATAGTGGCATAGATCCGATATCATATATATACCACTATCCTTGGGTGTTTTTGTAAGAGTGCTTTTTGTAGATAATTCAGGGAACTCGCAATAAATTAAATCGCCTGCATGTAAGCTAAAATCAGCAGGTATTATAATCTCTGCTGACATATTAAACTTCTGTCTATAATTCTGTTGAGCTTGCTGTAAAACATCTTGAACAGAGACACCTTCTTTTGTATTTTGCTCAACTTGTTTCTCTATAGAATCTCCAGAACTAAAGGTTTGTCCAATATCTCTTTGTGCAACTACTCTAACAGTTGCTTTATCTTTATATTCTTCATTAAATTGAGGTAATTCTTTACCTGCAATTTCACCATTACCTTCTGGTGGTGCAACGAATGGATCCTTTTTAGTATATGTTTTATTAACCTCATCAAAAAATTCAAGGACAGTTCCATATGCACCCGATTCAAATTGACCAAGTGCATCTATTGTTCTATCAATTCTAGAGTGAAGTATTTTATCATCAAATCCTTGAGGAATAGTTGTGCGATCAACTTTTTTATTCTCAATATAATTTTTAATTCTTCTTCCTTTACTATCTTTATAGTTAGAAAATGACCCTGTAACTTTAAAAAGATTATCTATTGATTTAAACTTATATCCTTCAGAAGTTTCCCAGAAAAGATATCCACAAGTTTTTCCGAGAGCATCTTTAATATTTGGAATACCAATCTGCTGTAGTTCTAATATTTTATCAAATGGATAGTCATCTATACCCCACTTCTCATAAGTATTAATAGTTTCATCAACTTCAATATCTTTTTTAGTTTTTAAAAATTGAGTCAGTATTCTACGAACACTATTGGATATTTTACCATCAAATTTAGTTCTTACTCTTGTATCAAGAAGAGTATTATCATATGCTTCTTTAGAAACTATATTCAATTGATATGAGATATTTTTAAATGATTGAGCAACTCTTGATACAGTTGCAACTCTTAAATCATTATCATTGGTAAGTTTTATTTTGTTTCCATTTTCATCTTCAATCTCAAATAAAACCTTTTCAGTTCCCTGAAGATTAAGTCCCTCAAGTGCAGATACTGTAGCACCAGATCCATCATCTGCAGACATTGTGCTTCCTGTTTCAACAATCTGCGCTGTTATGATTACAAAAGGAGACAAAACACTTTCACGATACTCTATTCTTGGAATAGATCTCATGTCTACTGATTTCTTATTTTTGTTTGAAAAAACTTCAAACTTATTAAATTGTAATGACTCCTTGCTTCCCATATCTTTTTATTACTATTTAAGTAAGAACAAATTCCTTTTGATAAAGGATGGTATTATTTTCGACTAATGCATATGATGGACTTTGTTGTAATGATGCAATCTCTCTTGTTTGTTGAGATGGTGCTAATGATGCCCTAGTTCCACCTTGTTGAATTAAATCAAATAAACCTCCCTTTAATGGATCAGATTTACCTTTAGTTGTTTCTTCAATACCCATGGGTTTGGAAAGTTGTTCCAAATGGATATGTGGACCTCCAGATCTTCCAGAACCTGGAGCACCTTCCTCACCTCCAGAATAAGCTATTATTTGATTTGCTCTAAATTTGCTTCCCTTTGCTAATGATGATGGAACATTGCTTAGGTGAGCTATTCTAGCAATTCTACCGTCAGAAAATTTAACATCCATATATGTACCATAACCACCATTTGCATTTCTTGATCCACTATTAGTTCTCCAAATACCGAGAACTTCTCCACTCATACCAAAAGAAATTGGTGTTCCCTGAGGAGCAGCAATATCCATTCCTTCATGAGGTTTAGCACGAAAAGATTCTTGTTGTCTAAAGAAACTTGTTATATCAGATTTACTAAATTTCTTAACTCCTTTTGCACTTAAAGGACCACCAGTGCTTTTATATTTTTTTACACTTGCTTGAAACCTAGACAAAAATCCAGTTGTAGCATTGTTTGGTTCTATACCACCGGGTAAAGATGTCCAAGTTCCGCTTAATTTTCTTGCAACTTTTGCAGGATCACTTTTAAGATCCTTTAATAATCCAGATTCACCATAACCATATGCAGCAATGGCTAATCTGTATGCAGCAATATCTTGATTTTCTGGAGTAAATGCTTTTCCTGGTTTATATTGATCCCAAGTTGTAGATAAAAATTGATATCTTCCTGCAGCATTACTTGTTTTTCCTTTATTTGGGCCACTTAAAATAATTTCATCAATTCTTGGATGATCCTCCCAATTATTATTAAAAGTTTTAGATGGATATCTTGAATTGTATCCACCAGATTCAGATCCAGCAATAGCATCTAAAAGTGCTTTTCCTTCTGGAGGTATGTTTGCAGCAGAGCCTGTAAACTGACCTCCTCCACCACCATTATCATCACCATCACCAGGTCCTCCTGGTCCTTGTCCAGCGCCTGGTGCTCCTCCTTCTAAATTAAACTCTTGATTTAAGTTCTGTAATACTTTAGAAGCAGAACTTTCTAATGCGATTGAAAATGCACTGGAAATATATTTACCAATCCTCTCACCAATACTCATACCACCTTTAATTTCTCTTGATGGAACTACGCCACCATTTGCCATTGCAATTGTTCTTGAGATATCATTGAATGAAGAATTCAACTCAGCGTCAACAGCAGCTTGAATTACAGAACCAAAGGTATTACCAAGAGATGTTGCAAGTTTTTTGTCTGGTTTCTGTCCCAGTGACATATCAATACCAGCACCAAACATAGCACCAGCAACACCATTCAAGGACTTCATCTTTTTTAGATCTTCAGAACTCTTTCTTAGTGCTCTTAATGCACTTCTTTGTCCTGGTTCATCCTTACCATACAACTGTTCAATCTTTTGCTTTCCACCAATATCTTTTCCTGGTTGTGTTTTTTGTGGAGTATAAGTTCTTTGTGTTCTTCTCTGAGTGGTTTTAATTCTTCTTGAAGTAGCAACTCTTGATTGTCCATCAGAAACTTGTCCGCCTTGCGCCTTTGCTTGTGTTGGTTCTGGTTTATATCCATTAAGTGCATCATATATTGTTTTACCTAACATATCACCAACAAAACCACCAACAAACATACCAACACCAGCACCAAGTCCAAATGTAGTTCCTCCAGCAAGAGCAATTCCAATTCCTTGTCCTATAGCACTTCCAACTGCACCTGCAGCAGCTCTTGTCGGTTTCTCTCTGAAAACAACAGTATCAATAATAAAACCAATTAGAGAACCAATAACAGGAACACCAACCAATGATCTTAGAGATTGTTTTGCACCTTGAGATGCTAACTGTTTTGATGCTTGATTTAGAGAAGTTTGAGTTGCCTTTTTTCTTGCTTGCTCTAATGCAAAACCACTTGCTTTAGCTTGTCCAGGTAACCTATATCTACCAGGTGTCATTGCAGTTCCAGCACCAAATCCACTTGTAGGTTTTGGAATTGCGCTACCTAAAGTTTTTGAAGCACTTGATCCTAAACCACCAGCAGCACCTCTTGGAGTTTTTGGAGCAGTGCTTGCAATCAACATTGCAGCACCAATTGCACCATTTAGAATTAGATTTAAATTCTTAGAAAAGTCATCAAATGTTTTTTGTGCTCCTTCACCTCCAATGTTTTTAATTTCTGCACGGACTTTATCATATGTTTGATATCCAACATCAACAAAATCAATTACTCTATTGATTACATTTTTACCAAATGCTTCAATAAACTGTGCAACAGGAGTTATAAGTTTAGCAAACTCTGCAAGTTTAGGTAGGAATTGATTGTACTTATTAAACAGATATCCAATTAAAGTAAATGCAAGAAATCTATTGATTGTATCAAGAATACTTCTGCCAGGTAATGATATCTTTGCAAGGTTATTTTCACTAACCTTAGTTGGTTTTCTTGTTTCTAATTGCTTTTCTCTTTCCTCTGCTTTTTGTCTTTCTTTTTCTTTTCTTTTACGATTACTTTCACTCCG